GATGATTCCATCGGATCGTTTATATATTTTAAGTTTTCCACCTGTGTATTTGTTCTATCGTCGCCGGTTGCATATGGTAGTAACAATCCAATTTTTTTCAGTTCGTCTTGACTCATGATCGTACTAAAAAGATATTTCAGTCCTTTATAATTTTCATCAGTACTATTCAATACTACATTAACAAAGAATCTCCATGTCATGAAATATGCATTTTCTGCATCTGCAAAATCGGTTTGACTTATAACTGGGCTTTGTTCAGTTGCGGTCGGATCTCCACCTTTTTTATTACCACCTACAAGAAGTTGTACGTGTTGTTTCCAAGGACCATCCTTTAACGTTTTATCCAACAACGTTTTTAAATTTGTACCTTCTGTTGTTTCTGTGAAGTATGATTCAACGCTATTGGTATCGGTTGCACAAAAGTTTGCTGTACTGGAATCTTTTGATGGAATTACTGTATTTTGCGTAGAATATGCAAACGAATCTTCTGACGGCCCTACAATTTTTACCGTACAGTTAAATGAACCATCGGAATTGGATTTAGTACTAAAATTTGCCACACGACCAAACATCCACATGTATTGGCCTTGTGTTGGATACACGTAGTCCTTCAAGATTTCTTCCAATCCCAGTTGACTGATTGCCAATTTATTTAAGATTTCCATAAGTTTGGTGCGATCATGCCACGGAAATAAATTTGCAGATATGTCTGGCAATTCTCCCAAGCTTGGTTTTAATTCTGGGGCAAATTGCTGTCCCCATTCTAAAATCATACCAACGCCAGGAATTAAAAATGTCCTGTGTAAATTTTCCAATTGTACAAGTGACGGTACGGAGATTTCCATCGTTGCCATTGCCAACGTGCCATTCTTAGCTCTACTGACCGTTACTTTGGTAATACCGGGCGGTGGAATTCTGATAAAATTTGTTGTTTTGTATAACATGCCATATTTATCAAATAAACCAGATATTATTTGATTGTTTGGGTCTGTTGCATACACTCGTTTGGGGTTTCCTTCCGCCGTATACGTATACCCAATCAATGGCATTTCGCCGTCTACTGATGCGTACATATCTTCATATCGTACATCTTCATCTATAGCATGTAATCCTAATGTAAACCCAATATTACCTTTACCAAGTTCGGGTAATTCAATAGTGGTGGTGGCTTTGACAAACGGCATGGAAACCTGAATCGTGTTGTCCAACTCCGACCTTGCATCCAATAATTTACTTATATTTTCATTTACTACTTTGTAGTCAAAAGACCCTTTATCGTGTGCCATAGTATTTTAGTAGTTTTGAGGTATCGTGATAATTGTTCCCGGCTTAATAAATATAGAGCCGTTCAGTCCATTATTCGCGTTTGCGACAACATACCACAATGTTGCCGATCCTAAATATTTGTAAGCAATAGTGTCCCACCGATCACCCATACGTGCTTTATAATTATATTCGATCTGTTCTTCTAAAGGGTCGGTGGGAATTGCTGACGTATAATATCGCACGCCCTCATCTGTTTTTTTTACAATTATATTATTTTGGTAGCGTGGCATAAGTTATCGGCCGAAGGTTGGTAATTTAATATTTGCACTGGATATTACTGGTGGTTTTCTATTTTCCACCACTTGCGTATTTGCAATTATTGCAGGAGCCTTTTCGTTAGAAAGATAGGGAACTTCAAATATTGTTTCGGTAATACCATAAAACGGTGAATCGGCAACCTTGGATGTTTTTTCAATTATAGTAAATTTAATATCCATCTGTGCAGCAATGGGTACTTGACGGCGGCTATCAATTTCCCACGACTCCCCCAACTCATTAAAATTGGTGTTCAGCGAAGTAACATATCCAGGTTGTTCTGTATATACATCTCCGATGGTTAATCGCACAATGTTCGGTTGGAAAATTCCGCGATTGAATCCGTATGGAAATACCAACCCTGTCAAATAATTAATACGTGCCCAGCACCCATCTAACTCGTCTTTAGAAAACGCAATCACGCCCAGTTTAAATGATATGTCTCGTTGTACCCCAACATAATTAACAAATTTTTCCATACGACCAATATACTGATATGATTTATACTCCGGTGTTGCTGATTGATTTAAATCCTTAATAAATGCTCGAAAGCGAACCGGATCGTCTTGTCCCATCGCAAAGGATACTACAATTGGATCATCAAAGTTGCTGTTGATTGATCTATATGCAGGTTTAGAGTTTTTATCTGTTGGTGATTTTATTGGTATATTTGCAACATCTTGTATATATGATATTTTTTTCTTGGTTTTATTTGTGGAAAACGCCGTACTAGTTCTATATCCTGCCACGTTGTCTTGCATGTTAGTAGTAGTCCCATTCAATATACCCTGTTCGTTTGTCGTACTAAGTCCAACATTTCCTGCAGAAAAATATCTAACAAATGCTTTACCAGTTACAGGAATGGGCAAATCACTCAATTCGTCCACGCGTGGTCTGGTAAGTGCTTGTTCTGCCTCCGACAATTTTTGAGATGTTGCTACGTAATTCTTTATTTGAGTATCTACGAGTTTTTGTAGACCAGATGATTTGTATTCTTCTTCCTTTAGTGTGGATTTTTCTGCCACATCGGATATTTTTGGCCGAACGCCTCTAGTAAATTCCCCAATTCTATATGCATTATAATCTGTCGTATTTGATATTTCCCATGTTGTTTTATTATTACTATAATCTAAATATGTTATATACTTTCCGTTTGAATCCTTAACGCCATAGACATTACTGGTTGGTGTAACTAACGATATTCCAGTGAGTTTTTTAATGAATTTTTTGACGGTTGCAATAACTTTATCGTCTTTTAAATTTCCATACGCATATACGAAATAATCTACATTAGTTTTTCCGAGTTCCGGTCTACTGCGATCCCATTTTAAATTTTCCCCAACACTTCGTTTTGCAGTGAATGCCGATACTGTTTGTCCAATAACGGGTATTTTTTTTATTAAACTTTTAACTAATCCAGCACCACCGGTATATTTGTCGTAGGTTTCTTGCTGAAGTTGCCCAATTTTTCGTAAATCGGCGGGTGAATTCGGAGTAGCGTTTTTTGTAATACCTATAAGTGATAATACTTTGCCAACCGTCCCGCCAATAGCAAGTGGTCGTAAATTTCGTCTAATATGTAAAAAGGGAACTGCATTTCCAACAGCAAATACAGGATTAATTATTCTAGTGTGTTCAAATGTATTACCTGTTTGCAGTAATTGTTGTTTTGCCAGAAATAATAATCCTCGTTTACTTAACGTAAATAACGTTAGTCGTTTTACGTCGATGAGTGCACTTCGTACAGGAAGACTTCTACTTTCTCCAAACCCCCAATATCCATTTCCGGGCTTACGTACTATCAATGGGTCGTCATTTCTTCCATTACTTGGCTTTCCGTTTTCAAACTTCAACGTACCGGCGCTATATAATTTATTGACGTTTTCGTTAAACCGACTTTCTAAGTTTTTAAATGTCATGTGTATTTCTCATACAAAGTTTAACGGGACTGTTCACGGAACACGCCGAGTGATGATGCGGCGTCATTACTATTTACTAATGCTTTTCCAACCTTTGCGCCATCCATATGAATCTGTATACCTTGGAGTGCATTGATGAAATTATTTAGTTGCTTTTCTATACCTGTAGTATCCACTGAGATAGGTGCCTGCGGTTGTGTAGTGGCTTGTGTTGTCGTAGGTTGTGCTCCAGAGAGGAATGGAAGCATCGACATCATATTCCCCATCTCGGGCATCATTGCGCCCATTGCAGAAACTGCGGGGGCTTTCTTCTTCCCAAATAATCCACCGATTTTACCTAATGCACTGCTCATCAACTTACCGGGTCCGCCCGCTATTGCCGCTGCAGCACCACCAACGAAGGGAATTTTCTTGAGTAATGGTGCAGCCAAGGAACCCGCCAAGCCCATTGGTCCGCCTAATAAACTACCACCAAGACTACCCAATCCTACTTTTCCAAGTAAGCTAGTACCAATTCCTTTCAATCCACCACTACCCAATGCTCCCGTAGCTTTTCCGAGTAACCCACCAAGGACAGGAATTTTAGTTGCCATACTCATCAAATTACTTGATGTTGAACCACCACCAGTGAATAGATTACTTACACTGGACATTGCTTTACCGGCGTTGCCGCCAAACATACCACCGAACTTGTTTTGTATTGACGCCATCATTCCTTCTTGACCACCCGCTTTGAGTTCTTGGGCTTTGGTAATGGCTTTACCGGCGTTGCCGCCGAACATGCTCCCAAACTTGTTTTGCGCCATGGAAAGTAATCCGCTAGTGCCACCTGCCTTCAGTTCTTGGGCTTTAGCAATTGCGCCTCCAACTTTTCCACTCATCACTTTATTAGTGGCTGCAGCTCCCAAATCTTTATTAAGAAATTTTGAAATTTGACCAAATCCACCGGCCGGCGAAATTAATTGAGCAAAGGTATCATTTACTTGTTTTTTAAATACATCAATTTGTTCGTATTTTTCAACGGCTTTCTTTGCAATAGACCCATATGGTAGTTTTTTCGTACCGTCCAAATCATCTGCATACGCAATGATATTATCTTTATTGTTTAATGCAATCACACCAGACGGTGTTACCAAGGAACGGGTACCATAACCAGACCGAGAAACTACATCGTCGCCTGTCGTACCTGCCATCAACTTTGTGGCCTCGGATTCACCGCTACTTCGGCCCATACCACTACCTATTAATCCTCCTGCGCCCATACTTGCGGCCATAATAGCCAAGCCAGGTAGTAATCCTACCCCTGTAGCCATCAGTGCTCCGCCTGCTAGTATTCCCGCAATTGAAGCGCCGGCCGCAGCACCCTGTTGGCCGCGGCCACCAATTAATTGTTCCTTTCCTCCCGCTTCACCCGCTGCAATTTTTCTCTTACCCTCCTCTATATTTTTCGATCCAGCTCTCCATAACTGTACAAGTGCTAGAATTGAGGCGATTCCTATAGCTACAGGAGCAAGTGCTGCTACGATAGTACCTGCAGAAATCGTCGATGCAACGGCAATTGCTCCCAATAAACTATTTGCATATTTTAAAGTATCACTGATAACACTTAACGTTTTTCCGGATGCTTCTGCAAAGTTGACCCCATTTGCTAAACTTTCGTTAGCAGTTTTTTGTAAATCTATGGGGTCAATAGTTTTTTCGCCACCTGCTCCCGGTGTTTCTTCTGCCGCCATTTTTTGCATGTCACTGATATTCATACCGAACTGTGATTCTAACTCAAGTCGTTGAGATCGTGTCAGTTTGGTAATATCTTTTCCAGTACTTGCTAACTGTGATTTTAGTTCATTATATAAATCTGCATCACTACCCGTTTCTGAAATTTGTGCTAATCTATTGGAATCAAGGTTGAACCCCATTGCTCCAAGAGCTGCTTGACCTTCTAAGAATCCTTCAAAATTATTGATGAGACTGTCACCAAATTGACTAACTTTACTTAAGTCAACTCCAATTTTCTTAGCGTCTGCCATTGCACGTGCCATCTGTCCAGCAAACCGTGTACCGTTTCTTGCAAGTAGTTCGGAATTTTTAGCAATTTCTTGCATGGCAATTCCAGCAGACAATCCTTTCTTTGCAAATTCTCCAACAAATTTATCCGTTTGTTCCTGTGCCTTTCCGGCGTCACCCATTGTTTGCGTTAAAAATACCCGTCGAGCTTCAGCAAGTTGTTTACTACTCACCCCCATTTTTACTGCTTCTTTTGCCAAATCAGTTGCTGCATCAGAAGTAATCAAGCCTCCAAATTGTTCTTGAAAATCTGCTTGAGTTTGCGCAATTTGTTCCATCGTCACGCCGGGGCCCGATGCCCCACCTGTACGTAGTGCATCAGCAAAACTCGTTACACTTGACTTTAGATTTTCCAATCCAAGTTTGGAGGCGGTTCCTGCAGAAACTCCAAACTTATTTTGTAATTCTCTAACACTTGCCACCATTTTATTGATTGGATCGGCAACCTTGTCCATAACATTGGCAATTCCTCCTAGCTTTGTTGCCAATTTTTCAAACCCCAATAGTTTCATTTTATCCGTACCATCCTTTACTACACTAGTCTGTTCCTCTATTTCATTGCTCAATGCTGCTTCTTTTTGTCCAAGTTCGGTGGTTTTTTCGGTCAATTCCTTCATTTCTTCTGTTATACTTTCTAAACGACTTTCAAATTTTTCTGCGGCCTCCGAGGTCTGTGAGAGACTTTCTTGCAGTACTTTCGTCTCATCAGTTAATTTACCTAATTCACTTTTTTGTGTAGTCAAGACACCCGTAAGATCAAATCGTTTTAATCTTTCCTCGTCCATTGCCTTTTTATTATCCTTCATTGTGTTGATAATTTCATCCATTCTAGAATTTGCAATTCCTTTGGTTTTTAACTCGTCTTCTAGAGCAGAATTATCTGTCTTCAGTGCTGTTATTCTTGCATCGGTTGCATCTCGTAATGCAGATGTATTATTAACACTATTCTGTAATACATTACGAACCGTTGCACGCGTTCTAATTTCTTCTAGGATAGATTGTCTATTTTTTCTCACTTCTGCCAAATTTTCTTCAACTGCTATCTGTTCACTTCTTTTTGCATTAGTATTCTGAGTAAGAGCATTTTTGTTTTTAGACAACGCATCAATTTGTTGTTGTACAGCAACTATTGTCTGTTTTGCAACATTTATTTCCTGTTCAGTAACTTGTATTTTTTGTGTGACTCGTAAATTTGCTTGACGAGCGGCAATAACACTTTTTATTAGTTCACCTTTTGAGTTTGCTAAAATATTATTGATTATTGAATTTTTTTGATTTATTTGATTTTGTTGTTTAATCGTATCAGATAAACTTTTTTTGGCCTGTATAACTGCCGCACTTAATCCTACGAGTTCACTTATGTATTCTCGTTGACGTTTTGGCAGGTTAGTTTTTTTAAGTTCGGCGGTTTGTTGCTTTAATGCTTCTGCTGCCGTTTTTTGTTCTTTATTATAGTCATCGGCCATTTATATCATCCAAGTAGTTCATGGTATGCTGCAGCAAATAATGTAGCCACATCACCGGTTGGTACTGTAGCTAACGGAGATCCGGATGGTGACATACCCGCAAATACTCTGGGTTTACTTATTCTGGCAATTGGGGTACCCGATATAGATTGATTACGAAAGATTAAATCTCCTACTAACGTTGCAAGCGGTAATCCCGATACGGTTGCACCTTTAAATAAATTATTCCCAACAATGGTATAGATTGGAGAACCGCTAACGGACATGCCAGTAAATACTCGGTTATTAACCACAGTAATTACTGGCGCACCCGATACCGACTGCCCCTTATATGCTCTGGATTGTTCAAGTAATAAATCACATAATCGTATCATCTACTTGCTCGTTTAATTTGGTCTGCTTCGGTTTGTTTTAATTTATTGAACTCTCTTACGTAGAAATTTCGTAAATAAACCGGCATTTGATATAAGTCCATTACACTAAATGCACCCTTTGAATAATGCGCAACCATTAACATAATCTTGTGAGTTTCTAACTTATACTCGGGCGTCAGGCCAAAAAAAGTCGGCTCCTATCGGGAACCTCGCAGTTTGATTAGCTCCACAGGTACAGTCAACTTCCACATCAAAGTTTACATCAGGAACCATTTCTCTATATTTTTCACGAAGATATCGTGCATCTTTAACTAACATATTATCGACGACCGACCAAACAGTTGATGTGGTAGAATCTCCATTTACCGAGGTAATAATAGATTTTAACCGTGTGGTTGTTTCCGACTCTACATCGCCATTAACTTTCTTTAAAGATTTCATATCCTTTTCAATTCGTAATTCGTCGCCACGGGATAGTAACCTTAAAGTAATTTCTTGTTTCGAAACAGGTAGAATTAATTTAAATTGTGGTAACTTTCCATTTTCCGGTTCGTTTGTAGTTTCAAGTTCAGACAAATTAACCGTTTGATCTACTGCTTGTCCACACGCCGGACAATTCAATGAGATTTGATAATCTTTACCATACCCCAAAATTCTTGCGGCAATCATTACTGCATTTAAATCACCTAAGAACAAGTCTGCCGCTTTCACCCCCTTTGTGGCAATTAAAGCGTCAATCAATCGGTCTAATACAACACCCTTTTGAATCAAATTCTGCGAGGTTAAAATATCTTCGTGCTTTGCCGTCATGTAGCGCAATTCAATTTGTCCACTTCGCAATGGACTGTCTTCTGGATAGAATACTCCCTTCGATGGAAGGTCGATGGTTTCTGTTGGGAAAACGTCAACTATTTCTGTAACTGGTTGGTCTGCCATTGTATAGCCTCTTTATGTGTTGGTGGTTCTCGTACTTCATATACATATCATTCTTCAATACTTTCTGTCTCAAACTGTTGTCGATATTCAATATTAATTTGTTTTACAAATTCTTTAAACATAGATTTACTGCGGTCGGGCGTCACTAATGCGCCATCGACAATCATATCAGCAATCTCTTGCTTTTCTTTCAAGGTATCTCGCATATGTTCGTCAATGGTGCCTTCGCACATCATATAATACACTTGGACTTGTCCTTTTTGGCCGATACGATGGGTGCGATCTTCTGCTTGTTCGTGTTCCGCAGGCAACCAGCCCATGTCGATAAACACGACCGTATCAATTGCTTTTTGCAATCCATCAATCCCCATCCCCGCAGCACGTAAACTAAACAATCCTACCTTTGCTTCCCCAGAGATTAGTTTATCAATCGATGTTTGCCGTACAGTTCTGTTCATTTCACCGGTTAATAATGCTGCTTTATCTCCGTAGTGTTCGGTTAACAGTTTTAACGGTTTAATATAGCAACTGAAGACTAGTATGGACCTATCGTTGTCAATAAATTCATCAATCATTTCAATTAATCGTGGTAATTTCTTTTCAATTAAGAATCCCTGCAATTTTGGCATATGTTGAATCGAAGGGCGTCCATCCATCTTCCATTTCCCAAACATTTCTTTCAACAGTTTGTTATATTCACCCTTTTCATCTTTGGTCAATTCGACATATAAATCATTCCGTTGTTTATTCGGTAATTCTTTCAGTACTTGGTCCTTTTTCCGTCGAATAACGAGGTCTTTTGTACGGTCATGTAAATCTTGCAGATTCATCGGTGCTTGGCCTTTCCATCCACCATATCGTTGCGTAAAATGAAAGAAATTATTGAATCGTTCTTTATCTAAGAAGTTCAATAAGGCAAATGCTTCAATCGGACGGGACATCACAGGAGTTCCCGTCAAAAATATTGTATATTTTGTTTTAATACCCGGAAACTTTCGTCGTTCTTTCCATGACCCTAAGATAGATTTTGCCCGAATGGTTTGTCGGTTCTTTAAATAGGTTGCTTCATCACAGACTAACAAATCAAAGTTTTGGTCACGTAACCAATGATTGTTTTTGGCAACTGCATCATAATGCGTAATATGAAATTGGTGGTCAAGGTGCCCATCATAGGTTTTACTATCCCAGATCGTTGCATCCTTTCCCGTGAACTTTTTGACCTCGCGTTGCCAGTTCACGACCACGCTAAGGGGAC